AGGATCAACCGCAACACCTTGAGAACCAGCAATAAATACAGTAAGTTCAGGATTTCCAGTAAGTCCTAAAGAATCAGCTCTTTCTAGATATTGACTAGAACCAAACCTAATAACATTTCTATTTGAAGCTTCAACTCCACCATCTGCAACTAAACTAGGACGTTGACCTCCAATAGCAGATACATCATTTCCATTACCAGATTTATCTATCCAAGTATCTACAATAGACCCAGATAGTTGTACGGTATCTGAATCATCAGCGTCTAACCATTGAATAGGAGAACTTCCAGAATTAACCCAAGGAACGTCTTCTTCGGCAAAATTTTGATGTAAAGCTGTTAATGTTTTAACTGGATTAGTTCCTGTTCCTATGTTTTTATATTTAAAATCTAAATAAGAATATACTTCAGTTCTTTCTTGTGTAGTTAAAACTCTATCATATACAATTATCTCAGAAATATTACCACCAAAATGATGTGTACCTATTGGAAAAGCTGGAAATAAAGAACCAACTGTAACGTTATTAATAATAGTTTGATCTAAAGTAAATTCAGTATCAACTACATGTACAGTATCATAAGACCATTGTTGAGTATTATCATTATTAACAGGACCAGTTCTAGGAGCTTGGTCTATAGCGTAAGATGCTGTAGAAGTAGCGTTACCATCAAAAGACCAACCTCTTTCATTTGCTCCAGGCCTAGGATCAGTAGCTACATGAAAACCGCCATCATAATCACCCCACAACTGAGGTAAGTCCGTATTTGGTTGTGTTACACTGTCCACTCTAAAACAAACAAATACAGTTCTTGCAGTATATGAAGTGGGTGACGTGTTTTGAATATAATCATCTACACCGTCAAATTGTATAGTTGGATTATTGTTAAAATTAGAATCACTTGCCACATAAACTGGTCTATTAACTCCTGTACTAGTTAAGTGATTATTGTTTCCAGAAATATCATCCCATTGATCAACAGATGAACCAGTTAAAGTTAAGTTAGTTAGATCTGCAACGTATCTAGCAGAAAGGCCACTTGTTACAATTAATTCGTTTCCGATTCCTGGAGTATCTCTTTTTATCCAATTACCAACAGTAAATTTACCATTTCCAGGAAGTAAATTTTGAGTTGGAGGCCCTTCAAAATATTGATCTAAAGGTCCATTTTGGAAGAAAGTAGCTTTATCATTTGCAAAGACAGCACCAACTGTTACAAAAATTGTAAATTCTTTTTCAAAAAATAATCCACCCTGGTCAGTAGTTCTTATTTCAACAATATGACTAGTTGAAATTGTACTATCTACAAGGTTTTTAAGACGTAAAGTGTCTCCAGATATTGTAAACTTATCATCAGGATCATTTACTATTGTATATGTGTGGGTGTCTCCTGGATTTGGATCAAAAGTGCTTAATGTTCCAATTATTGTTCCGATACCAGATTGCTCAGATACAGTATTATTAGAAAGAGCTATATCAGTAGGTGCAACATTATCAATTGGACCAGTATTGTCTATAGCTTCTTGAGTAAGAGATACTACATCATATAAAATTTGCTGGTTATCAGATCCAAGATCTATTACCCTACATCTTAATGCTTCATCTCCAACTTGAGGATCAACAGAAGGATCTTCCTGAAAATAATAAGAAGTAGTAACTTCACCAGAAGTAAGTAAATCATAACGTCTATAAAGAAGGCCATTTTCGAGCTTAAATCTAAGATACTCTACTCGATTTTCCTCTTCTGGTTGAATATTGCTTTGATATAATTTAACCATTATTTACCTTCCGACACATGAGTATTAACACTTCCTCCACCAGACTTTATTCCATATACTGTTATGGAATCATCTACAGAAATTGTTAATACTGAGTTTGAGTTTACTCTTATTCCAGTACCACCTTTTCCGGCGGTCACTGTGTTATCATACCCAACGTAAATAGTACCACCTTTAGGTTGTATTGTAATTTCTCTTCTGCCATCAAGGTTAGATCCTCCAATATAGAGAGGAGTTGCAGTATTTGTTACAGAAACTAGTCCATAATCTATATTACTTTTAGGAGCAATTACTACAATACTAGCACCAGTTTCAGGATCAACCGTCCCTCCACCAGTATTTTCTATTTCAAATTTTCTTTCTTCTTCATTATAAATATATTTGGCTCCAGGAATTTGAGTAATGTCAATACTCTTCATTAACCTTTCAGCACCTTGTTGAAGTGCTATAAAGTTAAATCCTGTACCATTATCAGCAGTATCCGTACATACACCAAGTCTCACATTATCAATATAAATATCAGTATTTATACGTCTAGTAATGAAGCAACTTAGTTTCTTAATTGCAAGCTCTAAAGCAAGAGCTACAATACTAGCAGGATCATTTGTCTCAATTGGAACTTCAATTCCTATACTATTTGCTGGAGCTGGATCAGTTCCCCCTCCAGAAACGTTAAACCAAATATGATATAAAGCTGCATCATTTGTATCATATAGTGTAAAGTATGTATTGTTTAGTGAGCCAGCAGTATCTTTTGTTACTTTAATCTGACGCATTTCAGCAGTGATGCCTTCGTAAAACTTAGCATTTTCTACAGAACCGTCAACATTATATGTTATATCTGAACGAGAGTACCCTGGAGGCACAGATGTATTACCACTCGTAACACGAAAGGATTGATTTTTGTCTTCATGTGCAGATCTTAAAGTCTCTTGTCCATCGTACTGAGAAAGATCTTTTCTAGTAGGTGTACTTCCCATAAATTTCTATTATACCCCAAAAATGCAAGTTTGTCAACAAATTTTATTTACCCTAGACTGAAGTAGTCAAAGCTCTGAATTTCATAGTTCCAGAACTAAATCCAGCGTAATTATCACTTGTGTACTGTACTTGCCCCCCTGCTGTAATCGTAAAATTTATGCCACTAGTATCTCCAGTAGATGAAGAGGAAATGTCCCATTGGGAACCTTTTTGAATACCTTGAAGAGTGAATACTTCATATAGATCAGCAGTTGCGTCTATAACTACTGAGACTTGGGCTTCAAACGAACGAACTACAGCGTTATTAAATGAAAGTCCTGTAACGTTAGTTGGAGAAGATTGGTTGTTTGCCAAAGAGAAACCAGTCTCGTCAATATCTCCAGCACTACGTCTTAAATATCCACCAAGCAAATTAGATTGTGTAATGTTCTTATGCTCAGCAGCATCAACATCATAGAATACTATTAAATCAGTAGTTTCAATACTTGTTTCAGTAGTAAGTCCATTGATGTCCATATCAATTGTAACATCTGATGTAAGATCTCCTGATCCAGTAAGACCTTCTCCACCAGCAATTGTTACTGTTGTGTGATCAATATGCTCATCAGCTTCAAAGTTTGTAAGCTGGTCATGATCAATTTTAGTTTCGTCAATTTGTATTTGAAAATCTTCATCTGCCCCATCGTTCAATGTAGAAGTTTCAAGTATGTTTGTTGTGTTTGTTCCAGAAGAAACTGTGATACAATCTTCTAGATATTTAGTGGTTGTATCGTTAGCTGATACTTTTACCTGCTCATCGGTATTTGGTTGCCATTGAGCAGTAGTTCCATTGGATGTTAGAACGTAAGTGTCTGCACCAATTGGAAGTCTTGACTCTTCTCCAGAACCATCACCAACTACCAAGTCGCCTTCAGTAGTGATTACATCGTCCTGCTTAAGATCAATAGCAGAGTAAATACTGGCAATCTCAGTATCTATTCCATCTAGGTGATCTGCAACGATTGTGTCGTCAGCAGCAGTATAGTTTGTTGGAGTCGATAATGCACCAATTGCATCGTCAAGGTCACTTAAAGCAGCTTCAGCATCGTCACTAGCTGCGTCAATATTTTTCTTAGAACCATCAACTCTTTCATAGTCAATTTCTGTAGCATCGTGCTTACTAGCTCCACCGTTAAGGTGATCTGCAAGAGTTGTCTCTACAGTATCTAATCTTCCTTCAACTTCATCTACAGCCGCTTGTGTGTCTGTAGCAGTAAGTCCAGAAGTAGTATTATCAAATACAATGTCTGAAGCATCTGCACTGATTGTGTTCGTACCAGTAGCAGAAGTAAAGTCCATAGTTTTATTTGTAAGAATTTGTGAGTGTGAGATCGTGGCAACTTCAGCCTCAGATCCAACTTCTCCAAGCTTAAACTTGGAAGTAGTACTAGAGTCATATCCGAATCTAGCATCAGTAGCGTCAGTCATAGTAACTGTAAGACCAGCTACGTTAGTATTGGCAACAGATTGATTTCCGTTTACGTTTACTGAAATGTTTGCATCTTCAACATCTAGTACTTCAGTGTTGAAAATAGTCTGAGTTCCATCTACCTGTAAGTTTCCAGGAATAACCATATTGTCTGAAGCGTCAATAGTCACTCCAGTTTCAATAACAAAATTACCAGTAGTTCCATCATATACTGGAATAGTTCTAGTTGTTACAGGCTTAGTACTACTTTGGATATACCCATCTAAGAAATTTAGACGAGTCATTTTACGTTTAGCACCAACTGAAGTGTCTTCAATTAAAAGAAAATCATCATTGGCAATAATTGTTTCTTCAGTAGTTCCATCAATGTCTACTTCAATATTACGAGTGGTAGTGATGTCTCCACCACCTTTAAGTCCAGAATCAACTCCTGTTGCAATATCTACAGTTGAGTGATCAATGTGCTTGTTAAGTACCCAATTAGTAAGAACATCGTGATCAATTAATGTTTCATCTATTCCAATTTGGAAGTTTTCGTTGGAGCCAGGTGATAATGTGACTGTCTCAAGAATGTCTGATATGTTAGTGGTTTCTGCAACGCTAATCTTATCTTCTAAGAACCCTGGTGCAGTATCGTCACCAGAAACTTTTACACGTTTGTCGTCAGATCCACTATCAGCATTAATGAATTTATATATCTTCAAAGTCATTCTTGTTCCTTATTAGTGTCTAGCTTTACTAGATAACCTAAGTTCTACTATATCAAAACTACCAGCAGTATGCTCAATAAAAACTCTAACAAAAGTTGCATTGATGTTGATAATGTCAAAAATCACAATACCATCATCGTCAGTAATTTGCTGCTCTGCAAGTCCTGTCATTGGAGCAAAGTTAATTCCATCCTGGGAACCTTCTACAACCATATTAACGTCTACTGAACCATCTCCATTGTTGAATACTAATCCAATAGTAATCCCTTGTTCAGAATCGTCAATGTCAAAGGCTTCTGAAGTAAAGTCAGCATTTACAGTTTCGTTTTCTGCAAAGATACGTTTTTTAAGTGCGTCCAGTTTAAATCCCATTACTTCCTCTTCTTCGCTTTCGGAAGCTTAATACTAGCTCCCATATCTAAGATGAATGAAATCATCTTGTAAGTTTTACTATTTATAATCTTGTTATATTTTTCGTTATCTTCAATCTCTTCTGTAAGCTGTACATAACGAGCAAATACTGAGAACAAAGGTTTATTAATCATACGAAGAATAAAATACCAAGCAAGCACATGTTTCATGAACGGATAAGTCGTTAGAATGAATTCAATTTGCTCAGTAACTAATTCCATATTTACTTGTTCGCCTTTTTATGTTCTTCAAAAGTCATTATTGTTGCTCCGTCAATACTTCCTTCATTATGTAATGCTGGAAGGTCACGAAGATAAGCTCTATACGCTCTGTATTTAGTTTTCTCTGCACTAGTAAAAGGTGCATCAGCAAGTTGAGTGAAGTCGGTATCCCTTAAGATTGCATCTCTTTTTTCTCTAAGTTCTCTAAAAGCTTTACCTTGCTCTTTCTCAAACTTTTTGTTATCAAGTCTTGACTTAATTTCTTCAAGTTGTTCAAGAGTCGGCTTAGGAATATCTCCCATTCTAAAAAACCCACAATCTTCATCATCAATATATTTAGGATCAAAAGCTGCAATATTGTAAGAAGCAG